GGCTTTAATCCCCTCTCTCTCTATTATATCTCAGGGGGATTTAATGACGAGTATTCAAGATCAAAAAAATGCAAAACTAACCGCAGAGATTTTAGCTAAAGCTTCAGGTAAGCCCGTAGATGAAGTTAAGGTTGTAGGGACTAAGAATGCAATTACCGTAAAAGGTAAAGTATATAATATTGAACCCTTAGGTGCGTTAGATGGGTTAGATACATGGGAGTATATTTTACAGAAAGTTCTCCCTTCCGTTGGCTCAGGCTTAGATGCCATGCAACAAGAAGAAAGTTTTGGGGACAGTACAGCATTCTCAGAAGCGATGATACACCTATCTAATAAGTTAGAAGGGGATTCATTTAAGATGTTATCAGTTACCCTGTTCCAAGGGGCTACGGTAGATGGTATTGAATTAGATATCAATGAACATTTTTCAGCTAACTATGGAGTTTGGCGTAAAGTCTTTACACACGCAATGAAGGTTAACTTCTCAAGTTTTTTCGAAGAAGGCTGGTCAGCGGGTCTACAAGACTTAATGATGATGGTAAGTCCTCAGTTCAGCGAGTAACTACTGGTATTAGTACCAGCATTGCTCTGATGAAAGTTGACAAAGAGTGTTCTATTTCTAAAACTGAGTGGTTCTTCTTGGAAATGTATTACCATCCTGAGAATAAGATGGACTTGCCTACTTTAAAACGGGGTATGACACTGGCAGAGGTATTAGATTATAAAGAATCACTAGACGTTATGAGTCTCCTAAAAAACGCATCAGACATTGATGAGAAGAGGTCACAGAGTAAATGAGTAATAAAATTACTATAACCGATTTCCTAATTAAACTTGGGTTTGACTCTAGTGAAGTTAAGAAGGGGGTTAAAACCTTAGAGAAGGAATTTGCCCCTCTAAATAAAAGACTAACACAAGATGCAGTAAAGCAGACAAAACACCAAAAGGCAAAGAACAACGAACTTAAGATCGAGAACCGTCTTACAGCAAAACGTTTAGCCATACAGAAGCAGATTGATACATTAAAAGCCAAAGGCGACCCGAAGACTGCTAGAAGCCTAACAGGTAGTCTTCGCGGGAAGAATATAGATAAACTTGAAACGGCTAGGCTACGTGGTGTTGAAGCTATCCGTAAGGTTGAGGCTGATATATCTTCTTCTAAGAGTAAGGCAGCTAATATTGCAGCTAAAGATTCAGTTAAGAGGAAAGCTGATTTAGCTGAAGAGAAAAAGTTAGCAAAGGACACAGCGGCACAAGCTATAGCTTCTCGTATGAAGATTAAAGCAGAGTACCAAGCTTACGCAGAAGAGGTGAGACGTACAAGTAGGGCTCAGGCAGCTATAGATAAAACTAACGCAGCTAACGCACGAACTAATAGACGGAAGAAGTCTGCGGCAGAAACATTAGAAGGGCGACGTATCACCTTCGACAGAACATTAACTAATGCTTCTAGATCTTTAGGTGACGTTAATCCTCTAGATGATAAACAGGCGGAGGCTGTTCGTAACCTTAGGAAAGAATACGCGCTATTGGCACAGAAAGGGAAACTAGCTAAGACTGCTAACGACTTTAAACGTCTTGGTAAAGAGTACGATACATTAAAAGACCGTACACGTAAAGTCACTAAAGTAAATAGGGTTATGCGGAAGGAGATGAAAGCTTCTGAGTTCGCAGCTAAAAGTTTAAAATCCTCCATAATGAATTTATCCCGTAGTTATTTGTCGGTATTCGCAGCAGGTGCAGCAGTAGTATCTGTGGTTCGTGTAGGTCAAGAACTTACCTCATTGAAGGCCACCTTACTTGGTGTGTCAGGTACTTCAGAAGGTGCAGCTAAAGATTTCGATTTCGTAGCAGCAGCCTCTAAACGTCTTGGGGTGGATCTTACAGAAGCTACAAGCGCTTACGGTAAACTTGGTGCAGCTGCTAAATCCGCAGGACTAGATAACAATCAAGCACGTAACGCATTCTTGGCAGCAGCGGAATTATCAACAGCATTCAACTTAAGTTCTTCTGATTTCGAAGGTGTGTCAAGGGCAATGTCTCAGATCTTGTCCAAAGGTAAACTAAGTACAGAAGAGTTACTTCAATTAGGAGAGAGGGTGCCAATTGCCTTCAGTTCAGCAGCTAAGGCGTTAGGGGTTTCAACAAAAGAATTATTTAAACAAATTGAATCAGGTGCGATACAATCCGTAGATTTCTTGCCAGACTTCGCTGATGAAGTACGTGCTTACGTACGTGAAACAGGTATGTTAGAGAAATCTATGAGAACTTCACGAGTAGCAATGAACAGGTTTGTCACGGATTACAAACTAAACGTAGCTAACATGTTTCAAAATGATACAGGTGGCGGGTTAGATAAAGGTTTAGCTAGTATGTTCACAGGGCTTTCAGCTATAATAGAGGAACTAGGACCTTTATTCGAATTGATCGGGGTATCGGTAGGGACACTTTTAGAAGTAATTACTCCTCTTATGTCAATGCTTTGGCAAGTCGTCAGGGTGATAGTCTCTCCTATTGTTAATGCGTTCACATTATTACGGGATGCTATCGACAAACCAATCTCCCAAATGAACGCTTTAGAGTTTGCCATAAGTAATGTATGGAAAGCTCTTAAGATGTTGTCTTCGTGGGTAGTATGGCCTTTTGCTAAACTAGAAGAAGGTTTAGATTCCTTGGACGGATGGTTTGACAAGGAAGGGAAACTCGATATCGTTGCAGCTAGGGCTTCCACAGCAAAAGGGACACCGCAGGGTGCATTCACCTCTACTTCTACTAATAAAACTATTGGTAACAACCCAACTAACAATATAACCCAAAGCAATATGTTTACTATAGAAGGGGCTAAAGACCCTGAAGCGGTGGGTAGAGAGATACAGAACATCTTAAATCAACAATTTTCAGCTAGTATGGCTACGGGGTATTAAATATGGCACTGTATATACAGGCAGAAAATGGTGATAGGTTCGCCCTAGATGCCACAGTATCCGTAAACTACACACAAGAAGGTCAAGTAACGACCTACGCGGTAGAATCAGGTTTTGATGTAAGTGATCATTACAAGCAATTACCTGATAAAGTGTCTTTTTCTGGAGAGATATCTAAAGTTAAATTTTTAAGGAATAAGGCTTTAACTACAGATTTAGATATTTTCGAGAAAGGTATGCAGACTCTAAAGCGTTCAGGTGAACCTTTCTCTTGTTCCTTTAGTGAGAACTTAGGTATAATGAGAAACTGCTTATTCTCGTCCCTACAGACTACCCGAGATGCTGGTACAGGTCAACACTCCCTTCAAGTATCTTTTAATATAGTGCAAGTACGTGCTGCCTCCCAAGCTAAACTATCTTCAATACCAATCCCTGCATCTCAATATAAAGATATGGTGGAGGAAAAGAAGAAAGGGAAGGGTAGTACAGAGGAACCAGACGAGGAGAAAGGGGCATACCTTACTTCTATAGTTAATAAATTACAGGAGTAAGAGTTTTATGCTAACTATCGCAATACCTGATTCCGCAGATACTTCATCTCAAGTATCTTTGGGAGGGGAGTTATATGACTTCAGGTTCAGCTATAATGATATAGATCGTGTGTACCGTTTAGCGATATATAAACAACAAAAGAAAGTAATAACTTCGATAGACTTAAAGACAGGGGCACTACTTCTACAGAAACACACCCTCCCCGATTTCGATCACGGGGATTTATTTCTAGCGAAAGTAAAGGCCACAAAAGTCCCACCTGAGAGAGATAATGTTGGGGTAGGTAAAGATTACGAATTAGTCTATATGACTAACACTGAGTTAGGGAGGTAGTTGTGTCGGAAATATTTGGACATAAGTATGAACTCTTTGTAGGAGAACCTTCCAGACTAATCGAAGTACATAACTCTCCTACTGCGTATGAGGATAAAATACCTCCACTACTTAAAGCACCTAACAGTACGAAGAGTAATATTACAGGAGGTTATATCGACTATTTAACTGTTGATGCAACCTTTCGTAAGATAACTAACCCAATCCAAATGATAGCAAAGGTGCAGTATAAAGAAGCTAAGACGGGTGCCACGACACCTAACACAGCAGTTATAAAATTATATAACCTAAGTGACACTACTTTGGAATCTTTAGTAACTGATGCCCTTATAATATTAAACGCAGGGTACGAGAAAGATGGAGAAGATCTACCTACTGCGTTTTCAGGTACAGTAGATCATGTATCCACTCAAACTGTAGACGGGAGCCAAGTTACCACCATACTTTGTACGGAGGGGGGTAATGCTATTAAAAGTATACGTTTTGTTGACAGCTTTCCCGAAGGACGCACTTACAATTTCATAATACTACAGATGATTAAGAAGTTCAAAGATAATGGTATACCTCTAGGTTTCTTCCAAGAGTCCGACAGAACTATTCAGTCTGTAAAGGAACAAGCTGTATATAGCGGTAAGTTGGCTAAAGTTTTCTCTGATCTATGCGACTCGTTAGACTACGTTTGGTTTATCTGTAAAGGTAAGTTATATGTACAACCTAAAGACTTACCAAGGGCTACAGAGATATTAAAAATATCCCCAGATAATATCATAGGAAAGATACAACCTATAAAAAATAAAGTAGGGATACCTTCGGCCAGTAAGGAGGGTGCATTGAAGGGTATTAAATTCACTACATTCTTCAACGGGGATTTAGGTTTACAAAGTTATGTTAATATCCCAAAAGGGGACTTTGTAGGGGATTACTCTGTAACAAAACTTTCTATACATTTAGATTGGGCTAATGGCCCATGGACAGTGACATCAACCGCAGAGGAGGTAAAAGTTTATGGGTGATATCATTTATGAAGCTATACAATCACATATAAAAGAAACCCTAGCCTATTTATACACTTCTCTCCCAGCGGTGATTACCAAGGTAGGTAAGAAGGGTAACAGTACTGTAGTTAACGTGCAACCCTTAATCAACAGGGTATCACAGGAAGGTTATGTAGATTGCGAACCTATTATAGAGGATGTACCTGTACAGTGGCCTCAAGGTGGAGGTTTCCGTATTACGTGCCCTTTAGAAGTAGGTGATAATGTAATGTTACACTTTACTATGAGGGGTGCTATGGAAGTAAAGAATAGTGATGGTAAGAAGCCTGTAACAAGTGCCAACAAACGTCTACACAGCCTACCAGACGCTTTTGCAGTGCCAACCACTCTAACGTACAGCTCAGGTAAAGAAATCGACTCAGAAGCACTCTCAGTGGGCTCTGATAGCATGGAGATACGTATCACTAAGGAAGGTAACATAGAGTTGGGAAAAGATGCTGCGGAGAGAGTTTTACTTGGGGATGCTTTTATGAATAAATTCCTATCACATACCCATACTCAGATTGATACAGGTAATCCCGTGAGTACCACAATCTTAACCTCACCTGTAACAACAGTACTATCGGTGCCCGACCCAGTCACTTTATGGGAGAGTACTTTATCTACAAAGGTGACAACACTATGACGGATTTAGTATTAGGTAATGATAACGATCTATTAGTTATCGGTGGAAAACTCCAAATTTTCGATAAGAAAGAAGAGTTTATACGTCAAAGATTAATGATTAGTTTAAACACCTTCACAAACACTTGGTTTGAGAATATTAACTTCGGAATTAATCAGAACTTAATATTCGCTAAAGGAACTCAAGGCCTTCTAGACCAAGATATAAAAACTATTATCACGGAGACTGATGGAGTTATTAAGATTCTATCATACTCCTCTATCGTAGACCCTATAACACGGGTTTATACAATGACTTTTTCTTATGAAACACAAGAAGGGGATATTGTAAGTTTAACGGGAGTAACATTAGGTGGTTCACCGAACACTAAACCTATCTTCAATGCAAACGGGTATTGGGATTACAGCGGAACTTGGGGTGACGAAGAAGTATGGGGAGGGCAGTCGTACTACTTCTTACCTGACAACTTGCTTACTTTAGGAAGTGATACACTAACCTACGGTGAAGACTACTTAATTTTTGGAGAATAATTGATGGCGAATATAGATTTAAAAAAGATAGATACAACGGATTATGTAGCAGGAGACTTGCACTTAACAAAGAGTAGTAGCGGAGAGTTGAACTGGACACCAGCACATCAAGCTCCGTATGAGCTTTTAGCGGATGATATAAGTTCTAAGACAAATACTAAAGGTCTTGTAAGTGGTGATCAGTTAAGTAAATTAATTCCAGATATACCAGAACTTACTCAAGCTAATATAGATAATAAGGATGACGTAAGCGGTACAGTTAATCCAAGTAAAGTTAGCTTTGGTGGAGGTGGAGGTGGCGATGAGGTTTTGAAGGATTGGACGTATGCTGTCTCGGGGAGCGACTTATTGGCGGGGCTAGGGCTACATACTCAAGCGGGGTTTATTATAGAAATGAAAGAACTTCGAGGGAGTGGTGCTTTAGGGTTGGATGTACTTATCAATGGTGCGCAGGCGACTGACGGGTATAACAGAGTAGGATACCAGACGCAGTCATACACCAACGGTTCAACAATAGCGGGTACCAACCAAAGAAAGATACTGGAAGACACTGATTACTATGAAGGTAAGGCTGAGATTAGCTTCTTTGGTATGACGGGTACATGGCCTCACGGTAACACGATTAGTTATTTAGCGGATTCAACCCACGTTAACAAAACCCCTGCTGTGAGGTCCACAAGAAACTTAGTTACCGTTTATACCACTCCAGCTAGTTCGTTAAACTCGATAGGTGCGGTTGTTACTGGGTCGCCTGACGGAGATGACCCTTTCGTATGCAGATACCGTATCATTCGCAAATGAACTAAGTGTAGCCACGGGGCCAGTAGTACTCTTATATAGCAAGCAAGGCACGAGTCTAGTACCTAATTACCTCAGAGTGGTTAAACATTAATAGCTAATAAAGAGAACTTAGCATGGAAACTAAAACAAGTAAGATGTAGAGCTAAAATTACACTCTAGCTAATGCACAGGAGCACAAATGGCAGAATTAACAACAGAGGGGTTAGTGATAAGACGCTACCCTGAAATACGAGAACTTATCACTACAGCTATTAATCAAAACGCTAACGCATCGCTAGTATTTGATGAAGATGTAATTCTAGGACAAGTAGTAAGTATCCTCGCAACACAACAAACACAAACTGAACAAGTTCTACAAGCGATTTATAGCTCTTTAGATCGGGATAAAGCAGAAGGTACTTCTCTAGATAACCTACTAGCCCTTATAGGACTTAACCGTATTAATGCTGCAAAGTCTTCTACAGATCGTATGCTGTTTAAAGTAGAAGATGAAACAACAATAGCTGAAGGGTATATCATTGAAAATCCTTCAACTAAAGACCGTTTCTTTACTACAACAACACGGCTAATTAGTGTAGATCGCTGTTATAGTGCCGAGTACGAAGTCACTTCATTACCAGTATCTACAGAGATAGTATTTAGCGTAAATGACCGTAACTACTCTTATACCACAACTGCATCTCCTACTGAGCTAGAAATTGTAGAAGGATTAAAAGCTTCCATTGACGCGGACACGTTAGCTACATGGACGGCCACGGTTTATGAACCTACGGTAGGTACACCTACATTGAACATAACCTCTG